GATCCGTATATGGTGTGGTAATGATATTTGTATATAAGTTTTCAGTGGTCCAAGTTTGTCCTCTACTGGTTTCTCCAGTGTTAGCGTTAACACCAACTCCAGTGCCCCAAGCACTATCTGGATTGGGTGGCAATACTGTTGCGCCTCCCCCAGCAACTTCAGTGCCAGTGCCGATATCGCCGACCATGCTGGTTGTAGTGGGATAGGTAATTGTGGTCACTTCAGGCGTGGCAGGCACAAGATCTTCATAACCACCCAAGTCTGTATAGCCAGATCCACCACCACCGCTATAGTCCGTTATAGGCGCTGCTGACGCTTCAGGTGCCAGTGTTTCACTGGGAGTGCCACCAGTGTCAGTGCTTTCAATTGTGCCGCCACCGCCGGGAATACTGGGCACAATATATCGGCCAATATCAAATAGGCCACCGCCACGATCAACAACTTCTAAATCTCCTGTCATGTCACCATAGCCATAATCCACTGTGGCACTGGGTGTTGCAGGACCAACTACTAAACTGGGTGCAGGTGTTGCTTGCAGTGCCTGATATTCAGCACTTTGCATGATATATGGACTGATGGCATCGGCACTTAATCCTGTGCTTAACCAATATTGTAAGCCAGCATCGTCAGCACTTCTACCCAGCAGAGTTTGATATAAGTTATTGATATCTGAGGTGCGTTGATCTAACTGTTGTTGTTGATATAACTGTTGTTGACGCTGCTGTGCTTCATATGCCAGTTGTTGCTCATAGGCTATGCGTTCAGCCTCCTGCTCACTGGCAAGACGCTGTTCATTTGCGATTCGCTGTTGTTCTTGATCGTATGCCAATTGTTGTTCATATGCTATGCGTTGTTGTTCAGCCAGTTGTTGTTCATATAACTGTTGTTGACGAACAGCCTCCTCATATTGTAAACGAGCAGCCTCTTGTTCTGCGGCTACTCTGGCTGCTTCTTGTTCTGCTGCAATGCGCTGCTGTTCTTGATATGCCAAGCGTTGCTGCTCTTGTTCATAGGCAATACGCTGTTGCTCTTGCTCGTAGGCTATGCGTTGTTGCTCTTGTTCATAGGCAATGCGTTGTTGTTCAGCGATGCGAGCAGCCTCCTGTTCTGCGGCAATGCGTTGTTGTTCTTGTTCATATGCCAACTGTTGCTCATAGGCAATGCGTTGTTGTTCAGCCAATGCTGCTTGACGCTGTTGTTCTTCATAGGCTAATCTGGCTGCTTCTTGTTCGGCGGCAATGCGCTGTTGTTCTTGCTGTGCTGCTAAATCACGCTCTTGTTGTAAGCGAACGGCTTCTTGTTCAGCATAGTAAGCATCCCAGTTAAATGTAGGCTCAGGTGGAGGAACATATGGCGCCACATAGGGTTCTACATAGGGTGGCGGTGTAGGTTCTACATATGACCAACTATTGTCTACTCCAGGTTCTTCATATATGAATGTTGGTCCCTGAGTAGGTATGGGTGTGGGCTCAGGTGTAGCAGGTGATCCAAATGTAATCGTGGTAGATTCATAACTGGGTTGTTGATAAGTGGTGCCGCCCTGAAATCCGTTGGCGATCATCCAATCTATATCACCCTGACCAATACCTATGCCCAATAAGTCATCACTGGTCACACCCCAGGTATTCATCATGTCTATTTTTTCATATGGACTGTAAGTGTCCCAGCCTTCTGGTAATACTCCTGGTAGTGCCATGTTATGCTCTTAAAAAGTCTGGCACTCGTGGCCACTGTATATTTAATGGGAAATCACTTTGATGCGTTATGTCTAACAGTGCTTGTCTATATGCTTGTGCATCAAGGCGTTGTTGTGCTGACATTGACGCATACCATACAGGACTGATCTTATCCACATATTTAAACATTTCATTGCGTTGTAGTCTTGCTGCCTGCGCTGTTGCTGCCGTGTCAAGTTCCCAGACATATGTTGTATAATTAAAAACATATCGCATATATTCAGGCGCACGAGGGCGTGGTGGTTTACGCACTGCACGACGCTGTCGCACATAATAATGTTCACCATCATAGTTACCACTAACACTGGGTTCACTGCCTGCTCTTATGGCATCTGTTGTAGTGCCTGTTATAGCACCTGTTTTTGCGTTATATAATGTCCAAATCATACTTTAATCACCGTGGCTGTTATTCCTATGTTTTCACCGTATACCCAATCTAATACAGGTGATCCACTGTATATTGAATAGTTTAGTTCCATGCTATAGCACCAGCGTCCCACTCCAGGTTTATCTACTATGCTACAAAATACTGACTCACCTATGCTTTCATTGCCTGCCAACATGTTGGGCGACATGGTGTCATTAAAATAATTATTGTCCTGTGCTATCAGTTCATAGTTAAAGAATTTACTGACATTGGTGTTTTCATATACCAAGTAACGATATATGTCTATGCTCAAATAAAATTCCCAGGGTGCTCCCACCATGGGATCAGCAGATATAAACGGACGCAGTTGTGCAGTAACCAACACGCTGTCTGTGGCACTGGTAGTATTGACAAATACTTGGGCGGGAGTATAAAAATATTTACCATCAGGTATTGGGCCAGGTGGCGCCGTGTCTTGTATATATGGTGGTAAGGCATTTTGCCAGTTAAAGTATCCGCCACTAAAGTTCCAATAGCCCTGACTGGCTTGTCCCACCGTCTGCGGACCTGCCAGCAAATAGTTTATGCTGTCTAATGTGTCCTTGCCAGTGACTGCAAAATTAGGCATTATCTGTCATCCTCAATTTCTGTAAACTGCCAGTTAACTGCGCTACAGATCCAACCCACTGTGGTGCTGCTATGTTCAAGACCAAAACTCTGCAGTCTATAAGCATTTTGATCTATCTGTGCCCAGGGATTGTTGGTGCCTATATCCATGATGACTGTGGGCTTAAATGATTCTGGAGCACCAGCACTGTTGCTGCCGCCCACTATGACCGATATTGTGCTGCTACTGCCTGTTTCTAAACCATATGGATCAATATTGTTTACCTCAGGTAATATGCGATGCACCATGGCTTTTGTGCTATAATCTTTACTTAAGTGTATGGCTCGGCGTATAAACTGCGATTGAATGGGATCACCGTTGGCCCAACTGTATCCCTGATCTTTTTGTATGATTTTGCTATTTGCCGCGGCCCTGACAAATGCCACACAGCGACTGCCATAGTCAAAATAGTCTGGAGTGCTGTCTCGCAATATAGGTGCTTCACAGGCCATGATGGCTTCGGGCACAGTTCTGGGAGGATTAAAACAGTCAAAGTCAAATCTATAACTGATCATCTTATTAGCAAAGCCATTACTATAACCATCGGGATAGTAAAACTCTGCTTGGTTCTTTTGCGTATTCATTTGCACAAATACTTTATTAACATAAGCGGGCTTGAGATTCTTAAAGAAATAATTTTTAACACGCTGATTGCCCAGCGATCTAAACTGTTGTCCATCAAATACCCAAAAGTCTCTGGCATCTACACCGTATACAGTATCATCAGCATTAGCCCAGCAATTGCTTTGCAGTAAGCCACGACCCTGATTAAACAGTCTAACGCCCAGTATAGGCACTTGCGTAGTCTGATATGCTATGGGACTAAAGATCACAGTGTCCCAATAACTGGACACAAAGAAGTTACCGTTACAGGGAAAGCCATCTAATACAGGTCCACGCACTGGAACTTCAAGTTCGTTGGCAACATTAGTTATTGTAACATCCCAAGTAGTGGGCACATCATTAAGTCCAAAGTTCTGACTCCAGCGCACTGTTGTAGGATATTTTAAGGTATTAGTATTGACATCTGTGGCAGTGAGATTGCCTGCTATAAGGATAGTTCCCACATTGGGACTTTGGAATGCACGAACAAATCCTGCCGTCAGGGCCACCCAGTTTATGTTATAGTTCCACTGATACTCTGGCCGCACTGTGCCGCCACTGACCCAGGCTTCATATGCCACCATGCTGTCGGGATTAATAGTTGTAGTCACTGAAACATCACTTAACTGCCACTGTCCGCCGCCCAGGTCAGCGTCTACCGTTACTGTGGATGTAAAAGGATTGGGCCAAGCAGGATCATCACCCATAATTGTTAGCCCTACATATAATGCGCCAGACACAGTAGAAGTTACAGTTAATACACCTGCTGTGACCGATCCTGTGCCATACCATGCACCTACACCCTGTGCGGTATCATTGACTTCTACTATGCTGTAACTTGGCTGATTGATGGCTGTATAAGTGTTGTTCCAGACTGTGGGGTTCAATACATTGCTGACTACAAGGCGTTCGCCGTTTTGATACTGCACATTAATGGGTTCTGTAAATCCTATGGCTATATTGACACTGTTAATGAAATACATCTCACCCACATTCATAGTGGCATTATTCTTATACATTTCCAGTTCTACACTGGCACCATCTAAAAACATGGGAGGATTTATAGCATCATTTAAGACCAAGGTAGTGCCGTTCCAGGCTTCTGTTATGTTGACATCTGTGCTATAGCCTGCGAGATATGCTGTGGCACTGACACTGTATCCAGGTGTTATATTTGTTTGTGTGCCATCTGCGGCTATCTGATACCAGCGTCCTTCCGTGGTGTTTTCCACTGCGGCAACAATGTAATAAAAGTCACCATCTTCACGATAACCACCAGTGATAAAAACAGGTGTGCCAGTGATCTGACTTAGTATTTCTTGATCACCAAATACACTGCGAATGCCTCGTGTATCTGTTTCTACATTGGCTCCCAGGTTATATTCGTTAGGTTGAAGTGCTGTTGCGGGAACATCGGGTGTCCATGACATCTTTGCAAATGGTATACGGACTTGACTGTAACTGCTTTTTATTTGTGCCATAAAGTCTCACATATGTGTATCATATATTTAGCAGCATTTACACAGGGTAGGATTTGAATGTCTCAAGTCATACCTATACCCATATGGGATCTATATATTCGCCTGATGTGGTGTCATTCCAATATTCTGCCCAACTATCATAATATCGTTCTGCCGGGCCCTGGGGTATTATTTCTAGCTCAAATATATATTCCCAGTCCTGTATATAGACTATGGCTTCGGTTGTAGTGTATATACATGCCGTTCGCCTAACTGGCTGACTACCGGTAGTTTTAGTTCCTCGCAGGTTGCCTTTACCTATAGTGGCCGTGTTATGCTGTTGCTTAACTATTTCAAATTCTGCCATTATTCTCTGATACCATGCCCAGTCCTGTGCTGTTAGCTTTTTCAGTTCATAATCTCGCTTAAGATCTCTTCGCCATTCCCAGGATTTGGGTGTGGTATTAAATGTCAGTTTGTTTATGTTATTACTGCCTGATTTAACGAAATCAAAATTAATCTTTTTACGCAGGCTACCCGTGCGCCGATTTCGGCGTGTGGTTATTTTGGCATAGTGAATGCTTAATTCGGAACCCGTGCGGACTGCGTCAGCCACCTGAGGTGCCGTTGACGAAGTTGCCGTAGGCAAAAAGTGATGTCCCAGATTGGGCTCGCAGAGCCCCTGGGACTCACAGGTTTCCCCACTGCCTGGTTGCCCTTCAGGGCTTAAGGCAGAAACCTCCTTTTCTTCTTTCTTATTTCTTTTTATATCTTTAATATTAATATTAATATAAGTCTCTGCCTGGCTTCTGTTTTTTATTTCATTTAGTATCTGCTCTGCGGTTTTCATTGGCTCAGGACCTCTCAAACAAGTTCTTAAATACTGCTTGACTGGCCTGCGTTGAGAATGTATTTTGGCCAATCAAATTATGTCTACGATAACGAGCCAGTTCGGGAATCATGATATTTTGTATGTCCAATTCAATACTATACTGCTGTTTAAGTTGGTCTGCATCAAGTTCTTGTGCCAGTCTGTCTGCAAGATAATTCTGTCTAAGAATCATACTCAAACAGGGATCATGACTATTTTCATAATGACTGAATATGTCAGTGATTATTTCTTCCATGGTATATGCTCTGGGATCATTGTGGATTTTTGGTAATCGGTCATAGCCATGATCAATAAACCATTGCTGTTCTTGTTCTATGGCTTCATTTAATCTGGCAAAAAATACCAATTGATGTTCTAATATAGTTCTATAAGTTGCGGCATCCAGTCGTTGAAAGCTGTTGCGTTTTAAGTAAATGGTCTGTAGTGGTTCATTCCAACCATCCAGTTTGCCCCGTCCTCGCCGAGTAATCTGTGGCTGTTGTGCTACGGCGTAGCATCGTAGTTTTAACATGATATGTTCCTTAAAGATTAGTAGGACAGTGTCTCTCCACGCTGTCCTACACTTATTTATACACTATTTCACAACTCGCGTCAAGTTTTTTTGATCAAATGGAAACCCCGCATTGCGCGGGGTGTGTGCAGGTTATCGGATAAGAGAGATTAGTTAAAGGAACAAGTATGGCTTCTAAGATTAATCACAACATTAGAAGAACCACATATACAACACTTTTGGCCTGCGAAGTATATGTCCCTGCACAATGTGTATTTATCTGTTTATTCTAATAATAGCCCTTTAGGGCTATTTTTTCTTACATCTTTGCTTCTATTTTTTTCAATGTGTTGCTGATTTCATGTAGATTTTCACCAATCCACGCCAGCATATTGTAATCATCAACTTCAAAACTAATAGATTTTGTGCTGTCAATTGAATTAATTGAACTGGCAATTTCATTAATTGCGTCAACCATGTCATCAAAACTTTTACTCATTGCTTGATCTCCTATCTCTTATTGCTTGTGCAATATTTGTATATTACACTGCACAGGAAAATTAGTCAAGGCTGTAGTGAATCGTCATAAGAATAATAACACGATATTCGGCAGACCCGTATATAATAATAACACTATGCGGGCACAATGTCTACTGGTTAGATAGCCAAAAAAATTGTTGCTATAGCCCATTTTGTGTCAATTATTCAAATAACTCTCTAAATACGGCACCTTTTTCATTCCAAGCAGTGATTCTTTTGCTGGCTATCTGGCAGTATCGGGCATCCAGTTCCACGCCCACGAAAGCATAGCCCAGTTCCACAGCAGCCATACCTGTGCTACCACTGCCGCAGAAAGGATCAAGCACCGTGCCTCCAGCTGGCGTGATGAGTTTGATTAGATACTTCATTAGTTCTACTGGCTTTACGGTGGGGTGATTGTTGCCGGCAGATTTCTTTTCCACATCACCTCTTGTATTATTTTTATTTTTTTCGCTACTATTAGTAAGTCCCCCCATATTAACCTCAACACGACTCATTCCTGAAAATAATGGTCCAGGATCTTCAAACCCCATATGCCGTTCTGCTCTTGACACTTTCGGACAATAGAAATACTTTTGGTAGCCGTCTGCGATTTCGCCTATGACATTGCTGGGGAAGCGTCCTTGTTCATTTAACATTACCTTTTTGCCATTAGATTGTTCTTCACCACCAATATTACCATAGCGTTCTATACCAATACCAATCTTTACACCACCAGAAGCATTTATTTTTTCATTGCGTTCCTTGGCTTCGTCATCCCATTCTATTCTCGTAGCATCAATATTCAATGCTCCTGTGCCATGTATTTGGACATTATTAGCCACACTGCCAACTTTGATTGGCTTGCGAGCGAGACAAATAGGCTCATGTGCTGGTTTGCTGCTGACTTCTGGATTATAGAAATACTTTTGATAGTCTGGGATCTCACCTATGACATTGCTGGGGAAGCGACCTTGCTCGCTGGGTATCCAGGGCAACTGCTCTCCAGATCTCAATCCTTCATCAGCATTCTTTTCTGCGTTGTAGTTGTCGTGTGCCGTAGTACCCATTTTGCCTTCTTTAAGATCTGTTGCTGGAATACGAGTAGCATCAATATTCAATGCTCCTGTGCCATACTTTTGAACATTCTGTTGTGTGCTTAACTTCGTAGGTTTACGAGCAAGGCAGATTGGCTCGTGTGCTGGCTTTAAGGCTGTGCCCCAACCACTCCATTCATTATTGACTTCAATGATTTCTTCAAAGATATAACCATACCCTTCGCCTTCATGGCTCTTTTCCAATCTATCTCCGTTGATATCTGGTAAGATACGATATAGTTTCTTATTTGTGTTATGGCGATAGTTGTCGCCTTCTTTGGTCATTTCATCTTTACTATAGCGTTGTTTATCAGGCTTGCCGTGTTCTTTTTTATGTAGTTGTCTGCCAACATCCTGACTCTTGGGAAAGCCACTACTGTAGATCCACATGATCTGGTCCCTGATCTCAAAGCCTGCCTGTTCCAAGGTGATGGCAAGATGATGATAGGTTCTGGCGGCACTAAAAGCCAACAAGTGTCCGCCGGGTTTTAACACTCGCAGACATTCTTGATAAGTTTCTAACGCTCCTGTGTTGGCATCCCACGCTTTACCTAAAAAGTCTATGCCATAGGGGGGATCTGTCACTATGCTGTCAAAATGGTTGTCGGGGAAATCTTTGAGTTGATGGCGGTTATCGCCCTGTATGATTCGGTAAGTCATTTAGTTATCTCCTTTGAGTAGCACTTACGAAAAAAAGGCTGCTAATTGCCTAACAGCCCCGGAAAAGTAAAAGTTAAGATGCTCACATACGAAACTACTAAGAAATGCAACTAAGCCTTTCTTAAAAGTCGTATAATGACTCCTCTCTTGAGGTGTCATCCCGGGATTCCTCCCAGTCAATCAAGCGACCTCTTGGTTCGCCCAATCTTTTGTAGACGAACTCTGCGTGTCCATCTGTAAAATATTTAGCGATAAAATTCTTATAGTAGCCCGACAAGTATAAGCGTTCTTCCAGTGTAAGCTCTGTGGCTGTTCGGCGATTCCACAGCATGGATCTGCGTGTTCTCAGTGGCAGTGGCTTTCCAGTGCGCCAATAACTTCGCCAGGGCTGCTGCTTTAACCAGTCCTTGAACGCCGACAACTCCTGTGGCATAACAAGATATAAACTGATCCAACCAGACTTATATTCATCGCGATACCATACTTGGTTCTTTACTGACTCACAGAATAAAGGTCGTTCGCTTAATGTGGCAAAGTTAAAGTTATCAGGTTCAGGCAAACTAAACTCGGTTTCATCATAGGTTTTTTGCCAGTCAATATGTCTCGCCAGTGCTATTCTTGGATCAATAAAAACCCAGTTGCTGGGTGGCGGCGTGCGATGCTTCCAGACCGCGGGTCCTCCTCGTTTCATAACGCTATTTAAGCGTGTATATCAAGACACCCACCAGGGCCACCACCACGGTCCCGGCGCTGGCAATGATTTGAGTGGTGTTTCTACTGTTCTGTCGCTCAATGATAAGACGCAGTTCACTGAATCCCTGCGCCATTTGTGTTTTAAGATTAGCGACTTCAGACGCCAACGAGGACAAACGGGTTTCAACATGGTCTAACCTTCGTTCAAGTTCTTTGTATCTCTGTTCACAGAGACTTACATGTGTTCCTAAATCTTCGCTTTCTTTGCTCATTATACACCCACAGGCACCATGGTCAATATAACACTGGGTATGGCAGGCACCGGACTTGATGCTGCTATATACGGCAGTTGTATAGCAGTGTCGTCAACGCTATACATTAGTTCAAAATAATCATTGGCTGCTGCGGCTGCGGCTATATAGTTCCAAGCAGCGATACCACTGCTATTTTTAGTGCAGGTTATACGACCACCAGTATTGGCTACATCTGCTCCATTGTATCGCAGCCAAATATATAAGTTGTGATCATTGCCGTTGTCAGTGTTTTCCCACTGAACACTGAATTGTAAGTTATAGTTGCCAGGATTGCTGCAAACAATATGACTTGTGCTGGCTATACTAATACCATTGGCATTGTTAGTTGTGGGTAAAGCAAAAGCATAAGCAGTATTGGCCGCTGCTGGCACTATGGTATTAAGGTTAGCAAAATCACCATATTGTCTGCTATAACTTACATAACTACCGCATATAGCAGCACTGGCGCTGTCTTGTAAGTAAATCGTATTACCACGAATAGTTGTAGCAGTATTGGCTGATGTCATTGTTATTGTGCTGGCACCACTGCTACACTGAATATCATTGCCATTTACTCTGACATCGCCCTGTATAGTAGCATCACCCGTGCTGGCAACACGAAACTTTTCTGCTGCTGCAACACTATTTTGCATATTAGCAACAACAAAATCAAAATCATATGATCCCACTGTGGCATCAGTCATAATACTTTGCAATCTTGTGCCAATGGTATCGCCTACTGCTGTATTGGTTATGCCTAAATTAATACCACCACCGCTGCCTACAGTGTATGCTGTTGATCCTTTTTGTTTGAATGCAGAAAAAGGATGACTGACTGCGCTGGATCCACTGGGTATTTCAGCCCTTGAAGAACCATATAAAGTAGTTGTGCCAATTGGACTTAATACTATGTTACCACTTGTGGTTGATATATAACCATCAACAGTATTCAGTGTGATAGTGCCCACAGTGATGCTGGGCTGTGTTAGACTGCTGCCCAGTGTGATATTAGACAAGCCTTGATTATTTTGTATGTCATTGCCTGTGACTTTAATATCTCCAGCAAATGTGGTTAAAGTATTGCTGGTCATTGTGATATTTGTAGCATTATCACTGGCTTTGATTGTGTTACCATCAATACGCAGACTGCCAGTTAGTTCTAATTCTGTGCCCACCAAATAAGCAATACGGCCAGTGCCGCTGTATAATTCATTGCCAGATATTGTTAAATCACCTGCTACATTGACATTGCCAAACTGATCCAGTGTTAGACCTGTTGTTCCCGTAGGTCCTTTGATGTCAGCACCCAATACCGTTAAATCACCTGTCAGTGTGGCATCACCTGCAACATCTAATCCATTCTTTACTGCAAAATTCTTATTAGCCATGGTTCATTGTCCCCTTAGACTTTGGTTAGAGTTCTACTAAATGTGAACTGTGTATTGTTTGTGCTGGCAGGTGTGATTCCCAATATAGCATTAGCGCCACTGATTGAAGCGTCAAATGTTGCAAGATCTGCTGCACTGGTCATGTTACTGTATTGATTAATATAAGCAGTTCCCGCAGCGTGGAACATATCAATCTTTGTTACCTGCACATCACCGGTAGCTGTGTCTTTGACAGTAACACTATAACTGGCACTTTGATATGTGGCAGTGGCCCAACTATCCAATGCAACATTACTGGTGCTGGTAGTTGATAAGCGTCCATCTCCGTAAGCGGTATAATCATAGATAATATTACCACCCACTGTTAAATCGCCGGCGATATCAACATTGCCACTGTTGTCAATACTGACTAACTGGCTAAGCATACTGTCATTAAAAACAAATTGATCTGATTGTAAGGTAGTAACATCACTGCGAAGTGTTAAGGTTTGTAAATCAGTAATATCACCTACTTTGCGCTGACTGAATACTAATTCAGTGCCTTGTTCTGTAACAGTCCAATCTTCTGTGGCATTTGCGATCAGTTCCCCACCAACTTGGAAGTTTGTGCCATCATAGCCATGAAACTTAAACTTACCTATATTCCAACCGGTTAATGTTGAACCCACTGTGGGCTGAACATAAGTTTCAAACTGAGCAGCATCACTAATACTATCTGCGTCAAAATATTCACAGGTAAAAAATGCACCAGTGTTATTTTTAACAATACGCCCAGTAGTTTGTGGGCCCAATAAAAAGCCTAATATTAAATCACCATTGCCATCCAAAATACCGTCGCCAATGATTTGTATATCACCAGCAAATGATACATCAGGTGCAGCACCTGTGGCCATTGTAATAGCAGTATTACCTGTGCTGTTTTTAATGTCATTGCCATTGATTTGCAAATCACCTGCCAGTGTGGTCAGTGTATTGCTGGTTAATGTTATGTTTGTATTGCCGTCACTGGCCTGTATGTCATTGCCAGTGATTTTAATATCACCAGCAAATGTGGTCAATGTGCCACTGGTCAGCGTTATATTATCACTGCCATCACTGGCTTTGATATTATTGCCATTTACTTTGACGGCACCAGCAAATTGTGTGGTAGCGTTGGCACCAGTAAACATAGTTATAGTAGTATCACCCGTGCTGTTCTGAATATCCGCACCATTGATTCTAATATCACCACTGAATGTCACTGTGGGTGTAGCACCTGAAGCCATTGTAATAGCAGTGTTGCCTGTGCTGTTAGATATGTCATTTCCATTGATTTGTAAATCACCGGTCAATACCATATTACCATTGACATCTACACTAAATTGTAAACGAGGAAGGGTGGGAGTGGCAGGTGGATCAACAAGACTGGCAGTATAAAAATTCCAAACATCACTTTTATATGTGCTGGTGGCACCGGCCGCTGGATTATGATCTATAAGAGTTATAGGCCCTGTGGGCACTACACCCGAGGGTTGAGCACGAACTTGAAACTTGGTGCCCCACCTTTCTGCACTTAAGGTGCCCGCCCAGTTTTCTGTGGCAATGGCTCGTAGTTCAAAAGGATAATATGCGCCACTGCCAGGTGCTGTGCTGTCTGTGGGCCAAATATTAGTGCCCAAACCATTGGGCCCTGCAAATCCACTGCCTATTAGACGAAATACGGTGTTATTATTATTAATAGCCAATGGACTGGCACTGGTTCCACGAGCGCCTTCCATGAGCATAAGTGTTCTTGGATCAGCAATACCACTGCCGCTATAGTTGCGTAACCAAAATGCGTTATATGTTGTATCATATCCAGTGTCATTGCTTAAACTTACACCACTATATGCTAAAGAACCTAATCTACCAATATCACCAGCAGCATCAGCAGTGGCATCACGAATAGCACCGCGAACAAATCTCTGACTGCGAACACCATTGGGCATCAAACTAACCGCATTGGTATTTGTGCTGTCTTGTATATCGTTGCCTGTAACCTTGATGTCTCCTGCAAAAGTGGTTAAAGTATTGCTGGTCATTGTAATGTTATTGAGACCATCACTGGCCTGAATGTCATTGCCCGTGACTTTGATATCACCAGCAAAAGTAGTTAAAGTGTTACTGGTTAGAGTAGTATTAATTAAGCCATCACTGGCTAAAATATCGTTGCCATTTACTCTGATGTCTCCAGCAAATGTCACCGTATTACCTATGGCTGGCATACTGATTAATGCGTTGCCCGCACTATTCTGAATATCATTGCCAGTTATTTTTATATCACCAGCAAATGTAGTCAATGTATTTGAAGTCAGTGTAATGTTATTATTTCCATCACTGGCTTGTATGTCATTGCCATTTATTCTAATATCACCAGCAAATGTAGTCAGTGTATTGTCAGTTAATGTTATATTTGTATTGCCAGTGCTGGCCTTTATATCATTGCCCGTTACTTGTAAATCACCTGCTACTACGACATTGCCACTGGCATTGCCAATATTGACAGTTGTGGCAGCACCAAAAGCATTTACTGTAGTTGCTGTTGTATTGATTAAGTTAAAGGTAGTTAGCGGTGTAGTTAAGTCAGCATCAACACTGACATTATTGCTACTACTGTCTAATACTAAATCACCTGTGGTGGTTGATATTGTATTGTCTGTTACAACGCCTACAGTAATATTGCCAAATGTGCTACCACCTCCTCCAGGCAGTGCCCAACTTAAGTTGCCACTTCCATCATTGGTTAGCACTTCATTGGCTGCACCTGCCACACCAGGTAATACATAAGTTAAATTGCTACCAGTAGCAGGAGCACTAAATGTGCTATAACCACTGGTAGAACCTTTTATAGTAGTGCTGCCATCTATAGTCAAATCATTATTAATAGTAGTAGTGCCTGTGGCAGCACCTATGTCAATTGTAGTTGCCGCGCCAAATGCATTTACTGTTGTAGCAGTTGTGTCTAATAAGTTAAAGGTAGTTTGATTGGTAGTAATATCTCCGCCATTGACAGCAAGATCACCAGGTAATATTACATCTTGTCCACTAAAAGTTATTGCTGCTTGTCCTGTTTGTCCATTTACAATATTACCATAGACCCAAATATTGCCGGCATTAGTAATTTTTAATCGCTGACTTAAAGTGCCAGCATCTTGTAATTTTACTAAAAATTCTCCATCATTAGTGCCCGCTGTGGGATCAGCGATCCTAATATTGATATTTGCATATTCTTTAAGATTGCCTGAACTATCTTGATTATATACTCTAATACCTGTTTCATCACCTGCTGTTGGTGTGCCTGGATCATATCTTACAATACTAAATGGGTATACAGCGCCAGTAGTCGAATTTACCTCGGCATATGATGATGCTATATCATTATTATATGTCCTTGTTATACCGAATAAATTAACACTGCTATTACTTAATATTGATCCTATACTAATGTTTGTATTAGTGCCTGATGCGCTACCTGTGCCTATATTAATAGTTTTACTACTTGGTGAAGAATCTGCTAAGCCAGTGTTTATATTGGTTATTGATGGACCAGCACCATCATAACCCAAGTTTAATGTAGTTGTAGCACCAAACGCATTTACAGTTGTAGCAGTGGTGTCAATAAGATTAAATGTTGTCAGTGGCGTAGTTAAGTCAGCATCAACACTGACCGTATTTGTAGCACTGTCTAATATTAAATCACCAGTAGTAGTTGAGATTGTGTTATCAGTGGCAACTGCTATAGTAATATTGCCAAATGTGCTACCACCTCCGCCAGGCAATGCCCAACTTAAGACGCCGCTGCCATCATTGGTTAATACTGTATTAGCGCCACCCGCTGCACTGGGTAAAACATATGTTAAGTTACTGCCAGTGGTGGGAGCAGTGAATTGGCTATAGCCACTGGTAGCACCATTGATCTGCAAATAGTTGTCTAATGTCGCACTGTCAAATGTAACGCCAGCAGTGGTGGCAACATCCTGTCCTATGGCTATTTCTATTTCACTACCAGTGGGAACAGTTAGCGTAACACCAGTGCCTTCTACAAATTCTATAGTGTCTGTTGATGCATCGCTACCTTGTAAGTTAAAATTAGCACCACCTGCCGTAGCACTGGCATCAATAGTATAAGTTGTATCGCTGTCAGTGCTGCTAATAGTGATTTCATTGGCACTTGTTTGTGCCACAGTGGTAGCACCTGATCCACTAAATTTAATGGTATCTGTTGATGCATCACTGCCTTGTAAGTTAAAGTTAGCACCACCAGTGGTTGCACTGGCATCAATAGTATAAGTTACATTGTCGTCCACTGCCCAGTATAAGTTGCCACTGCCATCTGTGTGTAAAACTTCACCGGCACTGCCATCAGTTAGGGGAAATGTTTGTCCATTTATTGTAGTGTTATTAAGAGTAGTTGTGCCTAATACTGTTAAGTTTTGATTTATTTGAGCACTGCCAGTTACTAATAAGTTATTGACAGTTTGATTATTTTGTGCGTTGGGTGCTGAGCCTACTTGTCCATATAATGTAGTAAAATTAGTGTCATTAACAGTGCCGGCACTGACAGGGGCACCTGGAGTGATAGGAACTTCTTGAGTAGTGCTATAAAGTGTGGTTGTATTACTGCTACTAACATTTGCCATTATGGCTCCTTACTTGATGTTATATTGACGATACTGACGGGGTTGCCATACTGAAGTCAATCTTGTATGTCCACCACTCCATTTGCCCAGATTATTTTGATCTTCAACAGTATCCCATGCTGCTTGGAATTTGGCTTCATACATACCAGCATCATCACTGTTATGGCGTTTAATATAGTATTCGCGCAGTGTGGCATAAACATAACCTTCAGGCCATGTTGCTAATACAGCATTATTTTGCACCGTTTGATTGATAATAGTAATATCTGTTATGGTGCCACCTGTGGGACTTGTGCCACCAGTGACTTCTACTTCTATACCTGTGCTGCTAACGATTTGTGTTACTACAGCACTGGTATACCCTGTGCCAAAATCACCTGTGCCTGGAGTAGCAGTTATTTCATCACCCACAGTCAATCCTGTTGTAGTTGACATGCCACTGATGCCTATCAGCCAGGGACCAGTGCCACTAATGGGATTAACGCTGCCAGTAGTGCTGATTAATGTATCCTGCACTGGACTGAATAACAAGGGCCAGGCTTTATAGTAGTAAAGATTGATTAAATCACCTTCAGCCACATAGGGTAAAAACTTATAGTAAGCGCCAACTTCACTAAACTTACCGCGAATAACTGCGGGCACATTAACTGGCTGTAAGTAAAGTTGGGCAATCATGCTTTGCGTAATAATGTCTCTATCACCAATGCGATCATATACAATCCAGGGTCCTGTTTGACTGCTGGCCTGTGCTGCTTGTGGTGTAGTAAACACAATGCTGCCACTGACTGTGCCAGTGTTGGCCACTGTTAGTGTAATCGTGCTGCCATTTACAATACTGACAACTGCGTCTACGCCAATGCCTGTGCCTGTTACTAACATGCCCTGATTGATAGGTCTACTGGGTGTGGCATTAAGTGTAATAGTATATTGTCCGCCTGTTCCACTGGCGTCAACACTGACAATATATTGTATACCCTGTTTGAAAAACAGTATGGGTTTATTCATGTCACCAGGAATAGGTATTTGTCCAAGGCTGTTAACAACACCAATATTGGCTGCTTCATAGGGATTACATCGCAGTGCAGGCAGTTCAATATTACGCATACTCAATTCTGCTAAAAAGATGCACCTTTTTATTTCTGCATCATCTGTGCTGCCAGTAAAGTCTTGTATATAAGTTACCAAGTCATCGGCTGAGGGTATTACAAACATGGTTTATATTCCTTTGAAAAAGCGTTGTTGTCCTCGCTTGGTAGGATAAGGCACATCTACAGGTATGGGCAAGCGTCCCCGAGGATAGCAGACAAACTGCGGATATTCACGCTCTACCACACGATAAAACTGTGCCTTTAATGTCTTATCATGTTTGATTGCGTCCCAGGGCATGCCACCAAAATAGTCATCACTGATTCTTATACTGATAACTCGTGGCAGTTCCATCCATTTATATCCTAACTTGCCATCAGGCATGATAGGTGCCATGGGATCTGGTATTCCTGCTTCGGCAGCAGCACGATATTCTCTACAATGACGAATTATTTCGTCTACATTTTGTTCACGCTTGATAAAAAACTTACCATCTTCACGCCCAGTGGTAACTTTAATATTTCCGCTTTTGTTGGTGTCAGTGCGTTGCCAGTCGCCTTTCATACTGTTATATAGTGCGTCATTTTGCAGCAAGCGATCTGCTACACCATTATGAGCAGTGGCTACACCACCGCGGTCTTGACGAAAAAAGTCATAATCTCGCTTGGGATCATTGTCATCTAAGTATTCGGGTTTGTTTAGGTCGTTCATATGTATATTTAGCCCACCCAGATTAAGGCCGGGGCGCACCCATAAAAAAGCCCGATTTCTCGGGCTTTTATTAATATAACACTTAACTGTTTGATTAAGGTGTTACATCGCCTGCGCCAAAGTTTACGCGGCTGACCAGTGCGGCTGGACGAGGACCAGGTAAACTTGCTTGTGCAGCTGTGCCTGCTTCAATGTTATTAAGAACACCAACGCCGGCTGGGTTACGCACGATCAAAGTTCCCTCCATGATGAACTGATCTAATGAAGCATCTGCATTCGAGAAAACTTCATTATTTGGACCAAGGTCACGCAATGCACCCCACTGAACTACATCTTCATTCAAGAAGAACATTAGGTTGGGGCTAACTTGATCCATAATCCAACTATCAAATACTTCATATGTATAGTTAAAATCACCTTCATATGTAGCAATAGTATCACCGCGTGCTGAATCAACACGATTGATACCTCTTGACTGTGTGATGTTATCACTGATTGAAGTTCTCAAACTTGTTGGAGCAACAATAGTGCGGATCTTGGCATTGTAACGCTGTTCTGCAACGGTTACTAACTGCTTGTATAGTGCTGGACTAAAATACTGGTTAGTAAATGTTCCGTTGTAGTAGTAGTTACCATTGGCATAAATGCGTAGTGCATTGCTGATCTGTGTTGAACTGTCTGTGTCTTCGTTGTTATAGAAAGTGTCTAAGCCGCTGGTTGTGCCTGAAGTTGTGTTAAAACTCCATGTGCCAGCAAAACTTGCCAAACTTCCCATACGACGACCAGTTTGTCCACTGGGTAGACCACTGGCGCTACCACTTTGACCAGCATACTTGGTGCCGATCTGATCGTTACGAACTAACTGTAGTTCTACATCAAACATTAGTTCAATTAACTGTTTTACCTCTTGATAGGCCTGAGGATCGCCACCAGCCTGCATAACTGCACGAGCAGTTCCTGAAGCAGCAATAACTGTGCTAAAAATCTGAGTATAGTTACCCAAATTGTAACGCTGATTGCTTTCTGCTTGGCTGGTGCTAACTACAGCACCTTCTACCTGCGCTTGAACAGCAGGTGCGCGATAAATGTCATCAGTCCACAATGGTAGTGTGCTGTTAACTTTACGCTTTTTGCTCATACACATGTTGAGCACGGGTGTGTCATCTTTGACACGATTTGATACATCTAAGTCTAAGTCTTTAACAACGATATCTGAACCATACGCAGTTGTTCCGTTGCCAATCTGACTTGTGGTAATTTCTGCCATTTGATTTCTCCTTGGCTGTTATCTACCCCTATTACCACGAATACTCTGTAGTCGTGCAACTAATAGGTTGTCGGCGGCTTTTTTATCACCGGCCTTGGCTTGGGCACGAAGTTTTTCAATATTGTCATCGCCACTTCTATTATTTGTTGAACTGCCTCGTCTTGATGTTAGTGCTGCTACGCTGGCACCTGCGCTTTTTGTTGTGGGTTTATCACGGAATTTGAGACCATCTCTAATCAGACTTAGCAAGGCTTCATCGCTGCTTATGAGATCAATATTTGGAACGCCCGGGATGATCTCCTGCGAGGCCTGCGGCCATATTTTAGTGACCTTTTCTCTTATTTCCTTAAACACATATTCGTTTTTCAGTTCTTTGTCCTGAAAACTTTTACGGGCTGACTCAAGTCGTTCTGCCACCTGTTGGCTGCGAATGGCTCTAAACTGTTCAACATTAGGTCTTATTTGTCCTATTAATTCCTGTTGCTGTCTAATATATTGCTCATTTTGCTGCATACTGGCCTGGATCCTTGCTCGTTGTGCTGGATCTTTAGTGCCATTCAACTGGCTTTGAAAAGTCGTCTGATATCCTTGAACGCGAACAATTTCATCATACGCTTTTTGCAGTTTTGGCTCAATGGTAAATTCCATTGCCAATGCCAAACCTTCCTGTCTTGCCTGTGATTCACGCAAATACTCATCAAACTCGGCTCGCTCAACTTTTAGTTGGCGTGCTTCTTCGTGTATTGCTGATCCCTGACCCAATATTGCTGCGGCCTTTTTAGCATCAATAACGACTTCTTTACCGTTGCGAACGAACTTAAACTTGGCGTTTGGGTTATCGTTGGCAAATTCAATAAAGTCAATCAGTTCATCTGATGTTGAATCATTTGTGTTATTGCTTACAGACTCCTGGGCATTAACCTCATGATCGGTGGCGTCAACATTGTTGTCTCCAGTGTCAACAACTTCTGAATCCTGTTCGGGATTCACAGGCGTTTCCTCGCCTGTTGCAGTCTGTTCGGTCTGCTGTCTAATTAGATTACGCTGTGTGTTTTCACGCATAGCGGTCATTTTAGCCGCAATACTTTCCATACTGGGAACTGCGCTTTGGTCAGTGGCCGCACTGTTTGTAGTGTTAGGACTTACCGATGTTGTCATTTATATTTCCTTGTTATACCTCGGGCACTTCTGTGTTACCGAGTTTATTTTTGTAATACACAGCCCTCTTTAAGCTGTTTACAAAATTATCAATGCCTGATAATTCATGACTTAATGCTATTCTATTAGCATTATCATCAGGCCCATGTCCTCTAATACTGGCAAGTTCATCTGCTATACTAAACTTGTAATGATGTATAAACATCGCAAGTTCTCTATTCTTTAACAATGCTTCTGCTTGACTGCCATAATGTCTAACACGATCTTGTTGTTCTGCTCGTAAGTTTTTTAACTGCGTGAGATCAACTGTTAATCGTGTATTGTAAAAATCCACTGTTGAATCTTGTATCATTGCTATGCCTTATTTAATGTTTAGTGACCATAATCCTGTGGACGACCGGGCTTTTCTGCCATTGCCATGCTCATATAATTGAGTTGGCTGTCAGCATCAACGCCTTCAATTGAAGCCATAATCTGTTGAGTGCGTGCTTGGTTAAGTTCAGCAGCACTGGTGTCTTTTTGTTCTTCAGGTGTTGGTTTCTTATTCTTTGCTGCTTCCATGCCTTTTTGTATCATTTCTGCTATTTCACTATCACTGGGTAAGTAAATCTCTGCATCTTTGACACCCAGTGTATACAATGTGTCAGCAAATGGCTTTTTAACTTTCTTAAATACTTCAGGTGTTAATGTGCCCTGTGTAACCATGGTCTGCACAATAGTATACAACTCCATTTGACACTTTTGTATAATCTGTAAACGAGCAATGGCATTTTCTTCGCTACGCATACCCAGTGCCAGTTCTATTTGCACATGTTTTCTATCACAAAAGTTCATGTCATCAAATGACAAGTAGTCTAAAAACTCTGGACGCTTTTCTGGATGACAACTTGATGCCAATCGTTTTACACCATAGTCATCACCATACTGAACCAGTGTGCGCCATATCAACCATAATGCTTCTTTAAGTCCTTCTGCACTATTACGCACAGTGTTATCCTGTATGATCTGATTGGGTGTCAGTGCCAGTTGTAGTTTAACACCACTGTTACCTGGTGCCATGACTTCGGGATTGAATACATCCTGTGGTGTAGTCATACCAATCATAGCCATGGTGTCTTGTTGTATGCGATTCATACCTACTTCTAAAAACTGTAAGTTACCACTGGGAGGAGGTATTTGGTAAATGTCTTTGCTGGGATCAAACTTGCTGTCCAAAATAAAGATTGCTGCTTCACCATCCTGCAACATTTCAAAGTCCAGTCTATCTGGTTTAACACCAATGCGTGGTGTGGCTGTTAGCAAGCCCAGTTGTATTTCAGCACGAGCAGCACTTGTAGCATATTCCTGCATGGGGATTACACTTTCACCCACGCTCATACCATAAAAGTTTCCTGGTAAAGGTTTGGGACACATATTGGCAACAGGAATAAATTCTACTTCACGAGCACTGATAATATAAGTGCCGCTATAGATAATTTCAACAAGTTCCAGTTCACCATCACCATCAATGTCATATTTGTTCCATACTGTTACAATACTTACTTGTCTGCTGTCGGGATCTGCACTGGCAGCACTGCTAACAGGGATACCCATAATGGGCACACTGTCTCTGGCATGTATAGCAAGATTGTTTAATACTGATCCTGCTTGGTATGCGCCATTCATGTTATATTCTGCATGGCGTTCAAATTCTTCCAAGTTAATACCAGGATATAAATCCATTGCTTCTTGTATTGTCATTGGATCATAGTAACCGCAAAATGGCTGATCTTTCATTTCAGGCACTGTGGGATCACAGATCCAAAAGTGTTGTGCAATGGGATGGAATTTAATGTTTAAGTTGTAGCCTGTTAGTTTATATTTTGCTCGGTATATTGTATTGCGTTTAATAGCATCTTGTAACATGGCTTCTTGATCTGACAAGTTAGCAGTTTGTAAATCAGTTTGTTCTGCTGCTGCCTTGTTTAATTCTTCTTCATCAGCAATATTAGCCATGTGTGACATTAAAGCTGTCATTGTATCTTCTGCGTACTGTGCTTGCAGCCCGGGAATTAATGTTTGTATTTCTGCCATAACGCTATTCATATCAACATTAATCTGTCTGCGACTTTGACGCAGTGCTGTGAGTCCGCTTTCTGCTGCTTGTGCTTCAAATGCCCGCAGTTGTTCCAGTGTGCCTTCTGTTTCAATATATCGCACAATCTGCTCACGCACTGGCTTGATCATCATCATGCCATTTTTGTGCATGTTAGCATCCATGACCCAACGCTCTAATATAAAGTGTGCGTCATTCATTTGGTTGACAACTTTACTGACCATGTCAGTTGCTTGTCTTGCTGCTACTTCGTCCTGTTCATCTTCAGCAACAAATTCAAAGTTTATTTCGCCATTGGGCATAAGTCCCTTGGTAATAACTGCTGTGGCATAATCAACCACAGGTTTTACACTGGGATGAATATAGTCAATGCCATTTACTGGCGCAGTAGAATCTGTAACTGCTAAACATAGATAGTGATAGTCAGTGGCGCGATTTACAGCATTTTTAGTGCCCAAATAGCGCAGATAACTTGCCATCTTAACATCCATTAGGTTCTTTAACCTAACAAAGCGGGCATTGATCTGCTTGTTCTGATTGATCTTATCTAAGGGAATATTTTTGATGTCAAGCATAGAGTAGTCCTAATATATCGTTTATTTATCGTTAGGATTGAAGGCCGGGTTGGGTGGAGTCACTGTCCAAGTGGCCTGTTGCGGTGTTATTGTGATTTTCACCGGTGCAGGTGTGGGTGCTGGCGCTGGTGTGGGTTCGGGTGTGGTTGTCATAGTTATTCCTTTTTAATGGTTTGGGTTTAAATATTTTATCCCAATTATCTCTATATTGTTCTTTAGATATTTCAATTGGTCGCGGAGTTGATCCTTTGCTCATAATTTACTCCTTAATAATAACGAGTTCCATACCTCGTTGTTTATTTTTTCTACTGCTATTCTGTTTGCTAATTGAATATCTATGATGACGATATTGCGATGTTGGAAACCATTCCAACAATTCCGGAAATTCATAATAACTTAAGACAAAACGGCCTTGAATATTACGCAGACATTCAGCAAGTTCTTTATGTTTACCTCGTCCAAAAGACTGGGTGTAATAATGTTCTTTTTCATAATATGGAGGATCAATATAGAAGAAGGTATCTGGATTGTCATATTTCTTGATAACATCAATACAATCCAAGTTTTCTACGGTGAGTTGTTTTAGCCTATTACAAATCTTTTCATTACTTAACTTTTTAAGTAAGGGATTAATTGTGTGTATTGTGTCAAAATATACACTACTGTTTAAGCCCAGTGTATTACCACTAAAACTTTGAACTTCAAGATATAGATACTTGGCTGCTGTTTCTAAATTCAATTCAGGTTTAATAGGACCAAATATATCCTTTTGAAATTGCCTATAGAGTTCTTTATTTTGTTGTGGCCAACGATTAATTTGATCTTTTACAGCCTGTGGATTTATACTCATATGCCGAAATATATTAGCAAGATGAGGATTGAAATCATTGTAAACTTTAATCTGTGCTCGTTGTGCCATTTCACTTTTAACACTGACCCATCCTGCTCCTCCAAATATATCCACAAATGTCGTCATCATCATAGGAAATAATGGATCAAGGTATTTAATGTGATGTGACTTACCGCCTATATAGGGAAACATATTAAGTTCCTGGGTTATATACTTGTTTGATAGCATTCTTATTGCTATAATCCTGTTTTACATATCTATCTCTCTGAGCCATCATTCGCTGCTGTGGAGTGCGATTGTCCCAGGGTTCAGCCAAGCCCTGTAAGCAGCCTAACAGTGCATAACGAGCACTGTCTATACAGTCGTCGGGATCACTAAATCTACCTCGTTCATCTACATAATAGTTTTGTGCTTCGCTTAAGAATTCAGTGCAGTTTTCATTGATCATTAAACTTCCCACTTCCATCATTTGACGCATCATGTTAATACCATAGCTTTTGTGATTAGTGATTCGTCCCTGGCTGTCAGGTGGATTCATTATAGGTTTTTCCATGACATTGAGTTCATAGTTTTCAAATAGTTCTCTAATGCTATTAGCACTCATTGTATAGCGACCCGGTGTTGATGCATCAGGTGGCAGTACAATGGGCGTGCCAAATACTTCAGGTCTCAGCAAATGATTTATATACTGCTGTGGCACTGCTTCATCTATGCCCTGCACCACTATCTGTTTGTGCAAATAAGCACTGCGCTCATAGGGATCCCAATACATTAATGATATAACAGTTTTATCATTGACCAAGCCCAGGTCTAACGCAATAATGCGCTGTATATTTGGCATTCGTAAAAAATCAAATGAGCCGGGTTGGTAAGTTGGCCAAGTTCTGATTTGGAATACGGCACCTTTACCCATGACAGGTTTTCCTGCGATTCTTGCTTCACGCTCATGGGGCAAATAATCTCGCTCAAGTTGGCGTCGTGTTTCCATAAGTAAAAATGGCTGACCCCAAGGATCATGCTCAGGAACATCATCCCAACTAACGCGAATATATTCATAACCTGGTTCCTTATTCCAAAACTTACTAACAAGTCCGTTTAAGCCTTTTAAGGGTGTAAAACTACATAACACTTTACCCTGTGTTGTAGCAGTTCTTGTAACTACCTCACTGAAAAAGTCGTCAGGTGGTTGTTCATCAAACACAGCAAGATTTAACTTAAATCCCTGTAACTGTCTAACTTCCTGTGTATAGTTAGCAAATAAGAGATAACTGCGTTGTCCACTGGTATGTCTTATTTCACAGCCAATACAGTTAGCACCATCATTACGCATGGTATCCATGACAATGCGATCTCTGGGTATAGCACCAGTGCCAATATGTTCCTGTAGTTTGATATCCTGTGTGCCCAATAGTTCGTTTTGCAATACCAACGCCACCTGTGTCCAACCTTCACCCGCCACCATGGCTGTTATAGGACCGGCAAATCTATGTCCCTGCCACCAGTCAGGATATAAGCCTGTTAAATGCATGGCAGTTTCATAACATGTGCTGGTTGTTTTACCCACCCTGTTTGCTGCCAGTATGCCACGACGATCACTGTTGCCTGTTAGGAAAAAATCTAACTGATGACTAAATGGTCTAAAATATTTTAACTGATTATACTGCATGTCGTCGCTGACAGTGATAACAAGATCTTGCAGTTGATTGATCATGTTACTGGGCCAGCGACGATAAGTTTCAGGTGCTATGCCATGTTCATCCAGTGTGTGCCGCAGCGCACGATTCATTAAAACATCATGCGTCAGCATCCTCTGATTTAACCTTATATTGTTCGTTCAAACTTGCCATATAATATAAACTTTCACACAGTGCTAATATTTCTGCAGGTGTCACACTCCAAGTGTCAATATTGTTAAGTTCCCGGGGCTTGTCTACTAACACATGATGCAAGCGTTCTGCTATCAATCGCATACAATGTTCTACTTGTCCAGGGAACTTTTGCTTAAAAGCCATTCTATGTGCGAGATTGACTTTTTGCAGTATCATGGTATCACGCTCTTGTCGTGCCTGATCTATCTGTGATTGGATTGCTTTATCCATTATGTGTTCAAGTCCCAGGGATTAGTTGCCACACTGTCATTTAATGTTACAAATTCTCTATCAATCCAAGTATCCCAGTAGTTAGATTTGTTGACCTTAAATGTCTGCATGAGTGCTCGCAGTTTGCGTCCCTGTGGTGTCATAGTGCCATCGCTGCGAACAACCAACTGTTCACCTGTTCTTGGATCAACCCATTTAATAACTTCAGGTCTAATGCGTCCATATTTGTCAATCTTTTCACCAAAAGGTCTCTGACTGATAGGACCTAATACTTCATAAC